GTCCGGAATCATCAAATTGAACGAACATTACAGAAACAAAACTGCAAACTAATTTGCAAACTCTTGTTTATTAAAAATGTTAGCATTGTAAAATTTATATATAAATCAATCAATTAAATGGTCGGAGTGACAGGATTCGAACCTGCGCCCCCTAGTCCCCCAGACTAGGAAAATCATTGATATCATTGAGAAATCACTGCAAAATTAGGGTGATTTCGCTCTAGTAGAATCAATGGGTTACAGCCGTTTTGCAAACTTTTTTGAGAGCAGATTCGATCATCTCCGCGACCTCACGAAAATGATCGGCTTCCTAATGTCAGGACCCCAAACAACAAAAAACCCGCCCCCAGTTAAGGGGACGGGTTGGTCGCATGATATAGGGTTCACTCGCACAAAGGCGCAAACCACACCGTTCGGGACGGAATTTTGTCACGCGAATTCGGGGCGGGCTATGGCGACGATACTGCCATTCTGGTCTTTTGATCCGTCAGGTGTTGCCGACGCCATTGTCTTGGACTACGCCCCCGCCCAGCGTAATCGCACCTTCTCGACCTAATCACGCTTCCCAGAGAAGGAAGAGAGAGCGGGATAACTGAGGATGACGACTGGCCAGAGCCTCGCACTTGAAACCCGCGTTCCTGAAAACGCGGGGGCTTGTCACGTATGGCAAGCGTTGAATTTAGAAGACCACCCCGTACCCTTTAACTTTCCAGGTATCAGGTACGGAGTGGTTCACGCTCAAATTGATATAACTTCTAAATCGGCAGAGTTCGAAGCAAAAACACCCTAACTCAAAAACGGGGGGATTTCAACTGGTCAGAAATTTTATCAACATGGCAGATATCGCGTTGTCATTTTGCTTTTATCCCCGCCTCGATGACCCTGTCCAGCCGCTCGTTGATCGACGTTCGCATCGCTTCCATCGCCTCAAATATTCGGTCGAATGAATCGCGCGTCGCATATGTTCGCGCGACTTCCACCCGAAATTCTGATTCTTGTTTGATGTAGCCGTCGATTTTTTTATTCAAATCTTCAATTTTTCTAGCCTGTGTCGTGACATACAGCATGATCCACCCGTTCAGGATTCCGAGGCCGCACAATCCAATGGCAATAAATTGCTCGAGGCCCATATTTGCAAAATCCTTAGACGGGCCGTTAACTAAATTTTAGGTGACAAAAAGTAACCTAAAACACAAGTTGCCGGATGGCCGTATACACCGGCAACCAGATCGAGGGAGGTGTTGCTGCACTTCCCTCGGTCGACCTTTTTATAGTCCTGCCCGTTCTTTCCAGTCGCTTAACTGAAAATGCGGGCCGTCGTAAAAGCCTTTAAAATTGCCGCCCCATGTGAGCGGGATGCCTTCCTCTTCGGATGCCGCTAGGATCGCTTTAGCGAGCGCGTCAAAGGCTTTCTTGTCTTTCCAGTCCAAAGGCACTGGCACAACGTCAAAGGCGTAGGAGGGGCTGTAATTGTGCGGGGATTGCCCGGGCCGCGCTTTGCTATTCCCTGCGTCAAATGCCTTTTGCTGATCCTCATTTGACCGATACCCGCAAATGATTTGGAATTTGTATGTCTCGGCGGCTCTGTTCAGAACCGTCTGCAAATCTTCATGGCATTCTGCAAGGCATTTCAGGGATCGTGCGTTGAATGTCATTTTGCACCTGATAGTCTGTCAATCATGCTGTTCTTTGCAGCCGAACCTGCCGATGAGCCGAAGTAGTACGAAATCACCTGATCCGCCTTTGACGATAAATATCCGATGAGCGTTCCCGCCATCACGCTTTCGATGTGAGATAGCCCCATGAGGACGGATACAACGACGCCAACAAAAGAGGCGACGATAAACAAGGCAAGGGCAGGGACAAGTTTTGAAGGCGTGGTTGATTGCATCTTCCGCGCACTATCTCGGTCACCCGCCGCAATCCGTTCAAGGTCAACGCCAAGCTGATCGAGATGCTTCTGGTAATCGACCTCGATCTGGCGAAGCGCGAGCATCGTATCAGGGGCTTGCGTTTGCAGCTTCTCCGCCATTGCTTCCGGCGTGTCGATATCGAGAGCCTTCATCAAAAACCCGACGGCATTGCCTGCCAATGGTCCGCCAAGTGCCGTTGCGACAGTTGGCGCGACCGCTCCGATCAGTTTCTCGAACGGCTTCAAAACATTCAGGAATGCGGAAAAATCCATATTGATAGCTCCTATTGCGCCGCGAGCACCCACGGCGGGGCAGTTTCGACAATTGTTGGCTGCAATTTCGCAGCGAGTTCGATATCCAATTCGGCCGAAATTTTTGAGAAATCGTGACGGCTATTGACCCATGCGACAACAGTCGCATGAGTGATCTCGTTGAACGGGATAAATTCTTCAGGGTTAGGCGCGGGCAAAACCGTTCTGCCATTTTGCGCAACCCATGTTTCGCCACTCGAGGCCACGTATTGCCAGTCGATAAGAGAAACAACGTCTTCTAAGCCTTGGACGGGAGCCGAAAGTTTGCCGATTTTTGTGATTTTAAGTTCGTAGGTGATCATTTTCATATTCCGTTTTTCCGGAACCGTATTTCCAAGAAAGCGTTGCTGCGCTTATTTCTTTTTAGGGCGTGGGCGACGAGGCGTTATCGTTATCGATAGGCCTGATCCAAACATGATTAGCTTTCCAATAATTGATGAATAGTACCCGCCACGCCGATTGCGCTAACGTTCCGAACAACGACGGGCGACACCCAGCCTTGAGAAACGGACTCAGTGACGATCACGCCGTCCGTGTTCTTAACGGGCAAGTATGTGACGGAAGTTGCGCCTGTCGCATAAATGAGCGAGTACGTCGTGAAATCAGTAGCACTTGCTGTAACCGCCGTCATTTTGGCTTTTGGTGCCATCAAATTCGGGCGCGTTTGATTTGCGTAGAGGTCATTTTTCGGGTCGTAAGGCATTTCCATTTCTCCATAAAAAACCCGCCTTTCGGGCGGGGTGGGTCGTGTTAAGATTTGTTAGAAATTTGAGCACGTTTTTGGAACGTGTCAGATTCTTTGACATGTCGTTTCATTGTACCAAACTGGCAGTTTGGTATAATTGCGGTGCTGTCTTATGTACTTTGCTGCATCGCCGCGATTTGCGCTGCGAGGGCTTCCAACTGCGCTTGCAATTCAGCCCTCGTCATAACGTCACCTTAAGCGCTTTTAACCCACCTAGTGACGAGCAAGTGTCTACCAATTTTGTAATATCACGAAGCCGCTGCTTCTCGACAACGATGGCTGTGGTGTCTGCATTGCTCTCAAGTGCGCGTTGGAAGGCTACATCCTGAGCGGCGAGTAGCGGCTCACGCTCTGCCCGTAGACGCTGCTTGGTAATGTCCTTGGCCTTGTCAATGTTGATCGTGATCATGCAGAATACTCCCACGCATTGCGAAACGTGCGGTCAGATGGGATGTCGGATACGTCCACGATCTTGAAGGGCTTGCCAGCGGGAACGTCCTTGGCAGCTATTTCCTCAATGGTCATCGTTTCAAGAGCTTCTGGAGCAGGAACAATGATGGAAACGCCACCATTGTCGTTTGGGTAAATTATGCGGTTCATTGTGTGATCCTTTTATCGGAAGACGGCGACATTAATAAAGTTATCGTCTCTAAGAGTGTTACTATAGTCTGTCACACTAATACTGACGCCAGACGTAGTGTAAGAACCACCAGTATTAAGTATTATATTACCAGTACCGGAGAGATTATCCCCACCCAAAACAACGCAGTAGTTACTGTCTGGCATCGCAGTCGTGAAGTTAACTACATAAACACCAACACCCAAATCCGTAATGCTTGTAACATTGCCGCTACCACGAATTGCAACAGTACCTGTGCCGTCAAAGTTCACCCACGCTCTCGCTGTGTTAGAAAGGTTCGTTAACTGCGAGCCGTCCACCGCAGGAAGCCGTGACGAGCCATCCAGCCGCACAAGGTTGTTCGCGGCAGTACCAACGGGGATTTCTTCAATTACACCAGCACCGGCAGACGTCCTGCCAAGAACGCGGCTTGTCGCGGAAACGTTTTGGATTTTGCCGTAAGTAACTCCGCTATTGATCAGTTTTGCGCCCGGAATCGAATTATTAGCAATCGACGGCGTGAAAACATTGCTCGTCGTGTCCAACGTTCCGATAGCAATATCATCCGTGCCGTCGAACAAATTGACGACCCACGCCGTTGCCGTTGTGGTGTTGACCCACAAACCGCCAGCGGGAATGCCCGTTGGCCTTGACGTGCCGGATTGGCAAGAGGCGAGCGCGGCGAGCGCGTCGTTCAAATTCGCTCTAAACAACGTTCTGGCGACGTTCCCTAACGTCATGTTGGCTTGGCTCATGGCGTTTCTACCTTCACGCGAAGTTGACTAATGGCGATGTTGAAATTCGTATTCGTGGCGGTCAGGCGTGCACGGAATTGGAAGGCGCGAGCCTTGACTTCGGACGCGTCGACACGCGCCCACGCACCCCAAACGGGCGAGCCGGACGGGTTGTCATTTGTGGCGCGGTATTCGACCCATGCGTCACTGTCCGCAGCCCCCGCCCCGTCGAACAATTCCGCGCTGTCGAATAACTCGCTGCTATCGAACAGGTCGGTTGAATTGTAGCAAAGCGCTTGTATGATTGCCGTGAGCCGCGCCGTTTTCACGGTGGTTTGGTCAATACCGGCTGCAAACAAATACGTTCCGTCAATCTGCCCCGTCGTCAGGTTCAACGCGCCGGACGCAACCACGCAATTCGTTTTCGTGCCCGTGAAGGTGCTATCCTCTTGCGCCGTCGTCAGGTTTGGATACGGGATGACGCTTGCCTGATCCGCCGTGATCGACACGTAATTCGCGGAGAAAATGCCGGACGAATCGATGAATTTGATCAGATACGTTCCAGAACGAGACGGAACCAACGCCTGTGTCGCATCGCCATTGACAGGCTCACACGCCGATGTCGTCGTCTCCCATGTCACGCCTGTAGTAAGAGGCGTCCACCGGATAATCGTTTGACCGCCAATCCTCACGTCAAGGTCAGGCGAGCGATCCCACGTCAGGATGATAACGCCACCCGCTGTCTGTGCAGCAAGGCCGGACGGGTTGCTCGGTGCCGCCGTCAGCGAATATATCGGCTTGTTCGTCAGAACAGTGTAAGCAGACGTCGCACCAAGAACGTTTCGCGCCCGAACGCGGAAGTCATAGGTTCCCGCAGGAACGTCATCAAACACCCAGTTCGTCGTCGATGTAACACCGGACGAAACCCACGCGGTATCAGCCGACAATTTAATGTCGAATTCATACCCGTTGACAAAGGCGTCGGGCGATGGCGCGACATTCAGCGTCACTTGATTTTTGACGCCAAGAGAATTGCGGCTTTCGATCAGTTCTTCCGCGTAAGACAAAGGCGAAGGCGGCGCGACCAGCGACCAGTTTGGCAGGGTTGTGGCAGGTGAGGATGCAACCAATTGCTGCTCGGATGCCGACCAGTCATAGACAGCCGAACCCGTTTCGCGAAGGCTTAACTTGATGACAATTTCCGCATCTTGGAATTTGAATTCGCGATCCGTTACCTCAAATTGCTTTGCCGAGAACCCGTAGCGAGCAAACGAGACCGAAACGATATCGCCAACCGCAACGCCAAAAGCCTCGAGCGAAACGATAGCTTCCGCTCGTATTCCGAGCCGTTGCCGGTAAAGCGCGATTTTCGCGATACGTTGCGCCATTGCCGGACTTGTCGTCATGGGGAGAGACAATTCCCCAAAGACTTGCTCCCCGCCGTCTTGCGCTTCAAAAACCGTGGACGTCACCGCCGGATAATCAGCCGCAACGTAGCGCGCCGCTGGGTCAAGATAAGCACCCTTGATTGCGTTGTACCGCCTTGCGCCGCTCTCGCCTCTCACGACGGTGAATTCACCGACCATCATGGATTCGTTGATCGAAAAAACAGACCCGCGCCATGCCCCTGCGTAAAAGCGGAATTGTCCGGCTTGCGGATCCATAGTTCCCGCCATCGCAGTCAGGAACCGTTGGATTCGATCTTGCGGCGTATTGCTATCGTCGAGTTCAAAATAGCCGTGGCACTCGTAACGCTTTTCAGTCCCGCCACCGGAAAGTGCAACGTTCTCATCGCAGATATTGGCTTGTGGGATGATGTTCCCCGTATCGTCAATTCCAAGCGGCGACGTGTACCCAGCCCCGCCTTGGTCGCGTGACAAGGTCAAATAATGCCGGAAGCATAGAGCTGCATTGGCTGAATAGGCCGTCGTGGAAGTGCGAGGGTCAAACACCTTGAGACCGCGAACGACGGCACTGATATTCGGCAACCCTGCCGCCGCCAGTGCAGATGTCCAATTTAACCGGACATAGATATAAGCAATGCCTTGCAACCGATGGTTTGACGTCCACTCTCCACCTGATTCCGCTACCAGGTCAGACGATGCAGCTTGCGTTGGCTCGCCTGTGAAAACCTTTATCCTCGCGTTCCCTGCCCATGCGCCCGACGTCACGTTGCCGGATGCGTCGAGCGTCAGGGCTTCGTCGTTAAAGTAGATCGTCGTCACGCCATCAATCGGGCCTTGGCCTAGAACGATCACATAATGATGCTTGTAATTATTGTCGGTCGCTTTGATGTAGACCATCGTTCCGGCGACTTTGGTTGTGCCGTAGATAAGCCGCCGTGGTGCTATCGAATCCCGTGTCGTGACGTCCGCCCCGAATGTCGGGTCTTGCATTTTTGGCTTAGGCGTCAACATCTGCGCCACTAGCGAGAGTCCGACGGATATTGCGGTGTTGATCAGGAAACCAGTGACTGCTGAGGCTGTCCCTACCGACCCGACAATGGAGATAATAATCGCTGAAATGATCTCGGCCCCCGCCGTGCCAGACCACAAAAGCCAAGGCAATGCGGCAAGCGCAATTCTGAAAAATTTCATGTCAGATTTTCCAGAATTTCAGGCCAACCGAGCGGGGAAGGCGAGCCATCCCTTCGGCATCAACAAAGGCGATATGCTCACCAGTGAGGTCGATCACGCCAACGGCAAACCGCTCGCCGGATTGCACCATTGCGATATCGCCGCGCCCTGCAAAAGCAGGGTCGCAAGGTTCGCCAAGCAATTGCGCCGCCATACCTTCAATCGTCTTGAACCGCTTTTTCAAATAGCGGTAAGCCGATTTTTCGTCGGTGTACGCTTCAATCGCTTCCGGAACCAAGCGGGTGCCAGTCACCGCCTCATGCGCTGCATCTGCGAACAGGCAGCAATCGTGCTTTCCCCATGCGAAATGACGCGCCTCGGCATCGGCTAGAACGTTGTCCAGCCGTGTTGTCCAGTTCTCTATTCGCATTAGTTGGAAGGCCCGAAGCGATATGTCTTGTCTTGAATATCGCGAACAAATTGCAGCCCGAGGTCACTCGGATAATCAATCTTTTGATCCTCTTGCGTGTACCGACGGGCGCGAGCGCGGAGCAAATCAGCGAGGTGGCTTTCAGCTTTCAACGCAATATCAGCCGTTTCGCCCTTGTCGCGAATTGTCATCGAGTCAGCGCGCCCGACAAAGAGAGCGACCGGATCGGCGATGAGCACACCATTCGAGAGAAGCCCTAGCCAATATTTGACGACGCGATTTTGATAATTCTCGGTGAGTGCAAATGACAGGTTCGTAGAAGGAATGCCGTTCAGCATGAATGTGACTGAATTGCTTTCGATTGCGTTCGTTTCTGTAACGTCCGACAAGCCGATGACTTGACCGGAGCCGATAAAGGTGTTCCCGCTCCAAACGAGGTCACCATAACCAGTCCAGAACCGTAAAGCCCCGCTATCGAAAAACCCCTCAATCAGCAAAATCGGCTGATAATTCTTCGCAGCAACCGCCGCTTGGAATGCTGGGGTCATGATTCTCATGGATTGTTAACCAATTTCCGCTACGTCATGCGCTTCGGAGGTGAAGCCATGAAGAAAATCATTCCAGTTGTATTGATTGCCGCGTCGGTCGCCGCTTGTGTCGGGCCTATGGTTCCGATTAAAACTGTTGAGACCGCAGGGATCGCGCCGTTTGAAAAAGCGGCATTAATCAAAATCGTTGATGCCGCCGCTACAGCCAAGAAAACGCCACTCAGTAAAATGTCGGGCTATTCCTGCAAAAACAAAGCATGGGATGCAGACCCGACAG